AAAAACAAGTTCAAAGAAAAAGACTACGCAGAAGCCGAAAAATACGCAACCCGCAAAAGAGGCAACAAAGACAAACTTAAACAAGTTCCCACTCAAGAAGCGCCAAAAGAAAGTCGCCCAGGCGATGCAGCGATCTGGGGCGGGGGAATGAAGGGAATGAATATGCAATCCATTCTTGCGGGTCAATTTGCTAAACCTGTAAGAGATGAGCAAGTGGGCTTGACACCTAATCAAGCTGGCATTATAAAAGGACCTACAACGCTTGCTGGCGGTACAATGAGAGATCCCGATAACTTGCAAATCAAAAAATGAAAATTCCGTCATCCCCTGAAGCTAGAGAAGATTTTTATTTAGACATCATCAACAAGTGTATGGTGTCCAAGGATGCAAGAAGGGGTGACTACACAACACTAAGAGCATATTATTTATTTGGCGCAGGTCCAGAACAACCACCAGCGTACTTTAATAAAATCCATCCGCACTTAGATCAGTTAACGTCATTTTTATATTCAGCAGAAACAACACGTTTCTCTATTGCACTAGGCGCATCAGTTCATAAAAACGAACATCACAAAGCACCAATTTTAACTCAAGCCTTAAATGATGAATGGCTTAACTCTAATGCAGACCAAGTATTTTCTACTGCATTAACTTGGGCGCTTGTGTACAACACCACGTTTATTAAATTGGTGTACAACAAAGGTATTCAACCTTTTATGATTGAGCCATCAGCAATGGGTGTGTTGCGTGAAGATACTCCTTATACGGCTAGGCAAGAAGCATTAACACAAACTTACTACATTACTAAGTCCGAGCTATATTCTCGTTTGTATTCTCATCCTAAGCGTGAACAAATTGTTTCTCGCATCACTACAGGTACAAAAGTATCTGATTCAGAAATACCTGATGCGGTAAACCGTATTGTGATGAGCCAAACCAATCCAACCATTTACGGTAACGTAAACCTAGATTTGTACGGCATCAATCGCTATAAGGCTCAGGTGGCTGAAGATACAGTAGAGATGACTGAGCTGTGGGTGTGGAATGATGAAACCGAAGATTACCAAGTAGTCACAATGGCTGCGCCTGACATTATTATTTATGACCGACCTGGTGCAAGCCTATTTTTAAAAGGTGAATGTCCGTTTATTCAGATTACTCCTAACCCATTGCCTGATTACTATTGGGGTGCTTCAGAAGCCCAACAATTGATTTTGCTACAAGAGTTACGTAATACTCGTATGACAGAGATTTTGGATCTTTTGTCTAAACAAGTAGCGCCACCAACAGCATTTAGTGGCTTTAGCGGTATTACTGATGAAAAATACTTTGCTATGCAACGTGCTGGATCATTGATTGCCTCAGATATGCCTGGCGGTAAGGTAGATCGCCTATCGCCTGAAATGCCACCTGATTTGTTTGAGGTATTGCACGAAATTGACAATATGTTTGCTGAAGTATCAGGTATCAGTAACGTATTAAGTGGTAAAGGTGAATCAGGCGTAAGAAGTCAAGGTCATGCAAGCCAATTAGCCCGTCTTGGTAGTTCAAGAGCTAAAAAACGGGCTTTGATTGTGGAAGATAGCTTGGAAAAAGTAGCAACTTTGTATTTAAAAATAATTCAAGCCTATGATGACACGCACTTTATGGATGACAATGACAAACCATTTATTGCCGAGCAATTTACTAAGGATTATGTAGTTAAAGTAGATGCTCACTCAAATAGCCCAATCTTTACTGAAGATTTAAAACAATTGGCGTTTAATTTGTTTAAAGCTAAAGCAATTGATGCTGAATCATTGCTTGACTTAACAGAACCACCAATGAAACAATTACTTAAAGATAAATTAAAACGCAGAGAGAAGTTGGAAGCCTCACAACCTAAACAACAAGCTCCTGCGCCCAAAGGAAAAAAAGAACCAGAGGTCGGATAATGGCACAAGGAAACATACAACCTAAAGCAGATCAACCTAGGGTAACTACTGAATCTTTGAAAAGAGATGCAAAGCCAACAAATTTGCAGTATCGTGTACAAGGCGTAAAAAGTTTTGATAGATCTTCTAAAACAAGAGATCTAGGTCGTTCAGTTAGGGGATAGCTTAATTGGAGATTTCAAATGCGTAAGTCATACAAAAAATCACGTAAATCTAGACGTTAATCGGTTTCCTTCACGGGAGAAAAGGGTGTGGCTGCCTTCCCTTTGAAATAGGTGACCGCTCTAAGAGGAGTCATTAACATGGCACGTTCTAAGCGTAAAGGTCGTAAAGGTCGTAAGTAATCCGTAAGGATTATTTCGGACTGACCGAATAAACCTCCCTTGGGGGGAGGGAATCAAAAATAATACCCCCCACTTGACTTTTAGTAGTTTAAGATTACAGTAATTGTAAATTCATAGGAAAATGTATGGGCGTACCGTCAGACCAACTAATGCAAATGATTAAGTCCCAAAAAGATGGGGCTACACCTGCTGGTATTCCTCCAGCTCCAGAAGGCGCTGGTAATATCTCTGACAGTTCTGCTCCCCCAATGGGATCACCAATGTCCACCCCTGAACCTAAGATGGGTAATCGGGAAGCCTCAATGATTAACATTTCGATGGCAATGGACTTACTCGAACAAGCACTTCCTGCCTTGGGAAGCGAATCTCCTGAAGGACAAAAGCTCCTAGCAGCCATTCGCACCATGACAGGAATCATCGGTCCTAAGAAGTCTAAAGTAAATGAACTTCAACCAACCGAAATTATGCAAATGCTTCAAACATTACCTCAAGCTGGTGGCGCAACGGCTGAAGGAAAAGCAATGCAACAAGCGCCACAAATCCCAGGTATGTCACCTGGCGGTATGCCTCCTCCAATGCCTTCTGGCGGTGGTGGTATGCCTCCTCCTGGCGGTATGCCAGGTGGTATGCCTTCTGCAACTCAACAAATGTAAGGAATTACTATGGAACTCTTTAAACCACGTGGCTCTGCATTACCACGCAGACCAACCGATAACAACCAAAAGAACGGTCAAGTTATCAACACACCACGTTTCTCACAGTTCGGTGGCTTAACATCTGCTTCTAAAGCAGGTTTTAAGAACATGATGACTATGAGCCATCCTGGTGACACCAAAAAAGTTATCTAAAGAAAAAGGGGATAAATCATGTCTTTAGAAGATCTGTCATTAGAACAACGTGATGAGTTGGCATTGTTAGCCAAGCAATTGTCTGACAACCCAAACACACGTAAAGAATTTTTGCGTATGACAAAGAAAGTTCGACCAGAGCTTTCTGTGCCTGAACTTGACATCGAGGACTATACCCACAGTAAAGTCACCGCTGCTGAAGAACGGGTAATGGCTTTAGAATCTAAATTACGTGAGCGTGATGCAGTTGAAGAACTAAACAAACGCAGAGCAAGATTAGGTCGTAGTGAAGAAGAAGTTGCTGAGATTGAAAAGTTAATGCTTGAAAAAGGCATGACTAATCACGAAACAGCATCTGAATATTTCGATTGGATGAAGCAAGCAGCAACGCCTACTCCAATGGGATACAGCTCTAGCCCAATGAATAAATTTGACCTTTCTAAGTATTGGAAAAATCCTCAGATGGGTGCGAGAGATGAAGCACAAAAAGCGCTGATGGAATTGAAAAATCAAAATTCAAGACCTATCGGTTTTAAATAAGTAGTAAATAGGGGATATTTACTTTAGGAGTTTATTATGCCAATAGGCGGAGGAATAGTTCCAGCCTCGGGTTCATCGCAATATAATGAGTTAACTTACGTAACTCGTAGAGCGTTTATCCCCAAGCTGGTCGTACAGCTTTACAACAGTACACCTTTGATGGCTGCTTTGATTGCAAATAGTCAACAGGCTTCAGGCGGTGTGTCCCAAGTAACCGTGCCAGTTCAAGGCGCTCAGTTTGTTAACGCACAGTGGTCTGACTACTCTGGTTCATTTAACCAGCCAGCAGTTCAGCAAGGTGCATTTAACGCTGAATTTAACTTAAAGTTAATGATTGCTCCAGTACCTTTCCTAGGTATGGAAGGTGCAGTTCAGCAAGATTACGCCATTATTCCATTGATCGAAGCTCGTATGAACGATGCGACCAACGTAATGATGGATGCAATGGCTACTGCGCTTTATAACAACTACACCAACACTCAACAGTTTATTGGCTTGCCAGGCGCTATTGATGATGGTACAAACTTAGCCACTTACGGTAACATTAACCGTTCTACTTACGCTTGGTGGAAATCCACTCGTTATGCTGCTGGATCTGTAAACCCAACACGTCAAAACGTATTGCAATACATTTCTGGTACTGTAAAGAAAGGTGCTGAAGTTCCTACCTTTGCCGTTTGCGGTTTTGGTACATGGACTTTGTTAGCACAAGACTACGTAGGTCAAGAGCAATATGTTATTACCCCAGGAAACGCTTTTGATGGCGATTCCAATGGTCCTCAAGCAGCTTTCCGTGCTTTGATGGTCGCTGGCGTTCCTGTTTACCCAGATCCATACTGTCCTGAAGGTACTATGTACTTCATTAACAGTAATTACTTAAACCTTTATATTCACGATCAAGGTTCTTTTGTATTTACTGGTTTTGAATCCACATTACCAAACTGGCAGATCGGTTACGTTGGCGCTGTCTTGATGATTGCTGAATTAGTAAGCACCAAGCCTAAGTCAATGACTGTGGTGACAGGTTATAACTCTATTTCACTATAAGGAGCTGATAACATGGCACTCGGTTTAAATAAAATCCTCATTTCTGGTACTTATGAAAATACGCCTGGTGCGTATTGGCAAGCTGCCACAAACATTTCCGTTACTACTGCGGGTAACGTAATTCCTGCTGGTACTTACCTTGCTTTTGCTACTTCAAACGTAGTAATTCAAGCCGTTTCAAACTACAACACTTCAACTAACGTAGCTACATATTCAAACGTATATGTTGCTAACTCTGGTGGCGTTGTTATTTCTGACGGTGTAAACGTACAGGCTAACGTGATTGTTGGCGGTTCTAATACAACTTTGCAGTTAATTACTGTAAACGGTGGTATTCCTGTAACTGGCACATTTAACAGTTAAGGGGTAATAAATGTCTAATGCAAACAGAGTAGCATCGTTATTGCAAGACAGTTTTGGATATACTCGACTAGCAGTTGTCAAATCTACCGCTTTAAACACAACAACAAGTAATGCAGCAACAACCATTACTATTCCGTTGTTAGGTGGTGGTTTGACAAATGCAAACGCAACCGTTGGATCTGGCGCTATAATTCTTCGCAGAGTTACAGTAAACGGATCTAGCGGTAACGTATCTCTTGCAAATATTTCCATTACTACTAGCAACGACCAAAACATTTCTAATGCCGTTGTAGCAAACGTAGTGTTGACAAATATTACTGCTGGTAATACTTATCAAGACCTCAACATTGCTGCGCCTTATAACGCCAATACAACTGTTACTGGTTTTCTAACCCAAGCTCTATACATTAACGTAGTTACAGCATCAGGTAATGCTAATACTGTAAACTTTTCTGTATATGGCGATGTAGTCAATTTTTAATGTCCAATATATTTGTAACCAACCACACTGACAAAACCCATAAAGATGGATATGGAGGTGTGTTTTATGTGTTTGAACCTAACAAAACAGTAGAAATACCTGTTGAAGTTGCTCGTCACATATTTGGTTATGAAGTGGATAATAAAGAGCCTTACTTGGCAAGGTTAGGATGGATGATTACTTCCAATGATTTGGACAAAGCCTTAGAGCATTTGTCTAAGTGGGAGTTATCCACCGAATCACCAAAAAAGAACCAATCGTTATCCCCGTTGGTGGAGAGAGTACCCTTGCCCGTTAAAAAGGCAGGGGGAAAAGTCCTTCAAGCGGTAGCATGAACTATGAAAGGTAATAAGTGGCAACGCTCAATACATACCTTACGCAAGTTCAAAGGTTACTTCACGATGCAAACAACAATTTTTACAGTCAAACTCAGTTAACCGATTACATCAATGATGCTCGGTCAAGAACAGTCCGAGATACGGGTGCGTTAAGAGAAGTTGTTGTAACTCAAACTCCATGTCAAGTTGCTCCTTCTGCAACTGTTAATGGAGCATCGCCAGCCTACCCTACTGCTTGGGTAGCTAACACCGCAGTCAGCGCAAACACCTTTGTGTTTAGCAATATTTTTATTTATCAGTACGTTACTGGTGGAACATCGGGTTCTACTGCTCCAGCATACCCATCAAACAGCACCAATAACTACACAAATTACCCACCAAGCTCTCCTTTTGCAGATGGCACGGCTACCCTTCAGTATGTCGGCAATTGTGAAAACATTAGCTATGCAGCGCTTACTAACTTAATGGGTTCAGCGCCTTTATCGCCATCAACAGGCAATACAGTGCTTGATATTGTAAATATAAACTTGTACTGGGGAAATACCCGAGTACCTTTGGATTACTTGTCTTGGAGTGACTTTAATGCTCGTTTGCGTTTTTGGCAAAACTATATTGGCAGACCACTAGCCTTTAGCATTTATGGTCAACAACAAATTTATATTGGACCCGTACCAGATCAAGTTTATCAATTAGAGATTGATTGCGTAGTGTTGCCTAATCCTTTGTCATTAACAACGTTAACTGCAACCGATGTCATCAATGATCCTTATACCAATTGCGTACAGTTTTACGCAGCGTATTTGGCTAAATATTACGAACAAAGTTTTGGCGAAGCTGAGATATTTAAACAAGAATATCTTAAACACGTCAGCTCCGTACTTAACAGCGTTTATACACGCAGAATACCAACCGCTTATAGCAGCCCAGGTTAATCATGGCTGCTGCTGAACAAAAAAAATCGTATCAAGTTGTTAAGCAATTTAAGGGTATTAACACCCAGTCTAACCGCACGGCTATTGATACGGAAGAATTTTATTGGTTAGAAAACGCACAACCAATTGGTTTTGGCAATTTAAAGATTACGCCAACATATTCAAATGTTACTAGCGCTAGTGGAAATGCGGTAGTTCAATCAAATAACATTGTGTATTTTTCATCGGTAAACTTAGCTACTTATGATTATTTGACGTTTTTCTTAACAGACGGTTCTGCCACTTATTATTGCATCCAAGATAAGACTACGGGAAATATCGCTCCTGCTGGTACTTTTAGCGGTAACGCCAGCATGAACATTACACAATGGTATAACAGCGAATGTTTGATTCTTGATCCTTCTTATGGGTATTTTGCTTGGAATGGAAACAATACCGTTACCGTAGGATCAGTTGGCGTTATAGCAATTACCAATAAAGGTAGCGGATACACTACTGCGCCAACCGTAACCATTAGTGGACCAGATCAAACAGGTGGAGTACAAGCCAATGCGGTAGCTTCCTTAGTATCAGGAGGCAACACCGTAGGATCAATTACTTTGATTGCTGGCGGTACAGGCTACACCAATTCTGCCAATTTAACGGTAACATTGAACGGTGGTGGCGGTACAGGAGCTACGGCAATTGCTGGAATATCTACATTTGCCGTTGGTACTGTTCAAGTATCAGTCATCAATGGCGGTTCTGGATACTCTGGAAACACCACTCCAGTCACCATTACGGGTGGTGGAGGTACTGGCGCTGCTGGCACGGCAATTATTTCAGGTAACACCATAACGCAAGTAATTATGACCAATCCTGGGTCTGGTTACACCAATTCAGCCAATATCGTGGCTACCGTATCAGGAAATGCAACGCTACAAGCAATTGTTAATACTAATTACAATACTGGTATAGCGACATTCTCAGGGCGTGTTTGGATTGCCTCAGGGCGTACTGTCACCTACTCTGCTGCGGGTCAATATAGCGACTTTACAAGCGTTTCAGCGGGGTCTTTACAGATTACCGACTCCACTTTGCATGGAAACATCCAGCAATTGCTGTCTGCTAACGACTTTTTGTATATTTTTGGCGATTCTTCGATTAACGTATTTTCCAATATACAAGTATCAAGCACAGGACAGACTTTATTTACCAACACTAACGTAAGTGCTTCTGTTGGTACTAAATTGCCATACGCCATTATTCCTTATTTCCGTTCCGTATTATTTATGAATAATTACGGGGTTTATGCGTTAGTTGGATCTACAACCACTAAATTATCTGCTCCACTTGACGGAATTTTCCAAAATATTGACTTTAATAGCCCAGTTTATGCTGGACAAGTGATTATCAATAACATTTTGTGTGCTGCATTTAATTTTACATATTACGATGCGGTGTTCACAAAAAGCTATCGCTATGTACAAGCGGTGTTTTTTGATAAAAAATGGTTTATAACAAGCCAAGGAAATAGCCTTAAATACATTACTACCGTACCTGTAAATGGTGCGGATACTTTGTTTGGGGCAGATAGTACCAAGTTGTATCAATTGTATGCAGACAGTGCTAATTTAATTTCAAGCATTGTGCAAACCGCTTTAATGCCAATGACTGATCCCATTAGGACTAAACAGGCTTTAAAATTTGGTATTGAAGCTACTTTAAGCAATGCTGCTGCTTTAAATGTAACCGTAGATAGTGAGCAAGGATCAAGCCCTGTTTACAGCCTAGGAAACGCAGTTACTTGGTACAACAATTCTAGCGTAACTGTAAATTGGATTAACAATTCATTGCAAACTGTTAATTGGATTGGCGGTTCTGGTTATATTTTGTACAAATCTGACGCTTCCCAGTATGGTAAATATTTGGGTTTAACGATAACATCAACGGGTGCTAATTTTACTTATAACGGCTTTGAGTTTGAACATGAATTGAGAGTGAGGTTCTAAAATGACAGTTCCCTATACCTTTGCAACGGCAATTACATCGTTGCCATTAAATCAACTAGATACTAACTTTGCTACTCCTATAACACTTGGAAATGTAGCGTGTTATTTAGGAAATACAGTACCTTTTATTGGCAATCTAAATTTAGGTAACGCTACTATTTCAAGTGGTAATGCAACAGTTACTAATTTAACGGCTTCTAATGTAACGCTTACAGGCGGTACTATTTCTAATATTACTTTTTCTTCAATTAACAACACTCCCATTGGAAATGTTACTCCCAGTACGGGATCTTTTACTACATTAAATTTAGGACTTTCTACTCAAAGCGTAGCAATTGGGCAAGGAAATAGCTCAACATTGAAGAACCGCATTATCAATGGTGCAATGGTTATTGACCAAAGAAATGCTGGTGCTAGTGTAACACCTACAGACAATCAATATTTATTAGATAGATGGTCGGCAGGGGCAAGTGCCGCATCTAAATATACTGTTCAACAAAATGCAGGTTCTGTAACACCACCTGTAGGGTTTTCTAACTATTTAGGCGTTACTTCATCCTCTGCTTACTCTATATCTAATTCAGATTATTTTTATGTTGTTCAAAAAATAGAAGGCTACAATTTTGCTGATTTAGGTTGGGGAACTGCTAATGCAAAAACAGTAACCTTATCTTTTCAGGTGTATTCAAGCCTAACAGGAACTTTTGGCGGTGCATTCCGAAATTCTGCGGCAAATCGTTCATATCCGTTCAGTTATTCAATTTCTGTTGCAAATACTTGGACCACTATTTCTGTAACTGTTGCTGGTGATACAACTGGCACTTGGGTAGGAGCAACAAACGGAATTGGAGTATATGTTGATTTTGGATTAGGGGTTGGTTCAACATACAGCGCAACTGCTGGGACTTGGGCGACTGGTAACTATGTATCAGCCACAGGAGAAACATCTGTAGTAGGAACAAGCGGAGCAACCTTCTACATTACTGGTGTTCAACTAGAAGTAGGAAGTAGTGCTACTGGATATGAGTATAGACAGTATGGTCAAGAGTTGGCTTTGTGTCAGCGGTATTTTGAAACAAACTTTTTTAATACTGCTGTTCCAACAAACAATTATGCACAACCAATAAATTTAACTGTTGGTTCAAATACTTATGGTGGTGGTGCTGGTGCAAATCAACAACAGCTTGGACAAGTTTTTTACAAAGTTACAAAAAGGGCAAATCCAACTTTGTCTATTTATAGCGTTACATCATCAACTTTAACTGCTGTTAGCAATGGTTATTCTCTAGCAGATTTTGCTGCAAATTCTGGAAAAATAAATTTTTCTGATGCCAATGGGTTTTCTATTTATAACAATACTGGTTCTAATATAACCACTGGCGGTTTTGCGGTTAGTTTTAATTTTGGTGCTTCTGCGGAGTTATAAATGTATAAATTAACAGAACGAAATAATGGGGTTTACAAAGATGGTGCTTTCATCCCATTCGACCCAGCCAACACAGACTACCAAGCCTATCTTGCATGGGTAGCGCAAGGCAATACACCATTACCAGCAGATGAGGTCACTCAATAATGGATTTTCAATTACTTTTTAATGTCGCTTGCTCAATTGTAGGAACAATTGCTGGATGGCTATTTAAAGTCCTTTGGGATGCTATTTCTGATCTCAAAGAGGACATTAAAGACATTGAAAAAGGTTATGTTCAAAAAGATGATTACCGCATTGATATTGCTGAAATTAAAGGTATGTTAGCGAGAATATTTGATCGACTTGACACAAAGGCTGACAAGTAATGAACTTTGATATTCTTTCTATTGTCAAATTTGGGGATATAGAGTCCTTAAATGACTTTTTGTTTGAAAATGGCATTCAACATCAGCTATTTTGGAATACTTTAGCTCAAAAGAACCTTACATTTAGTAAATTCCCAATTATTGACGCAGATCCAGCCAATTTGGATGACTGGTTATTGGCTCATCAAGTGGAGCATCAAGCCCTTGCAGAGTTAACTGGACAAGAAAATCCATTCAATATGCTTGACGTGGATTTTAATAATGAAGAACAATTTTACGATTGGATTGGTACGCATTTAACAATTCATCAAAACATTGCTGCTGTCTTAGGAGTAAATTAAATGGAAAATATTTCAACTTCCCCGCCCCAAAAAAATTTGCAAAATCCAAATACTGCACAGCAACAAATGAATCCAGAAGTGATGAATTTATTGAAAAATAAAGGAAAGCCTAAGCAACCTGCTGCCGTTGAAAAAGCCAAAGAGCAAATTCGTCAGTACATTATTCAGTACAAACTCAATCCTCAAACTCTTATTGGTGCTGGTCAAATGGCACAAAAAGGATTGCGTGATCCAGTTGCTTACAAAATGGCAATGGAAATGGCTATAAAGTACAAATTAACAACTCCTCAAGAAGTTGGACAAGGTATCAATTACAAGATTTTAGGTTATGCAATTACGATAGGAAAATTAACGGAGCAACTTGTTCAAGAAGGCATTTAATGGAGGCGTATTGCGTTCCTGTTGAAGCTGTTGACTATGTATGGTCACAAGTAGAGCCTTATTTTAAAAAGGCTTTAGACAGGCACGATGCTGAATTTGAGCTTGAAGATTTAAAACTGTATGTAATTAAAGGCAATTGGAAATTGTTTGCCTTTGTTGAAGATGATGTGGTAATTGGTGGGGCTGTAGTTTCTTTTGTAGTGTATCCACGATCTCATGTTGCTTTTGTCACTTGTATTGGTGGAAAAGGGTTAATAAAACCCAGTAATTATGCAAAGTTTATGCAGCTACTAAAAGAGTATGGTGCTGATAGGGTTCAAGGATATGTGACGGATTCCGTTGCAAGACTGTATGAAAAAGTTGGCGTTTTGCGTAAAACGACAATGATGGAGATTATTTTATGAGCTTAATTAAAAGTCTTAAATGGTTTTTTGTTGACCAGTATATGTTTTATGGCGGTGGAGGAGGTGGTGGTAAAGGCGGAGGTGGTGGGAAAACACCAATTCAAACCGTTGTTGCCGTTGCCACTCCTGTTATAGCTGTTGCTGCATCCGTTGTTGCTGGTCCTGAAGTTGGTGCTGCAATTATGGAAACCGCTGGAGTTACAGACGCTTCTGCTGCTGCTACTGCTGCGGTAGGCGCTGCTGCCGTAGGTGCTTCTGAAAACGCAGTAATAACTGCTGCCAATGGTGGAAACGCAGATCAAATTGCTACCGCTGCTGCTGAAGGCGCTGCTGCTGGCGCTGTTGGAGCATCTGCCTCTACTGTTGCTAGTGCTATTGCTCCTGCTGTTGGCGGTGATGCTGCTAGTATTGTTGCTAATGCTGCTACTGGAGCTGCTAAATCTGCCATTACTGGAGGTAATCCTGTAGCTGGAGCTGTTGGTGCTGCTGTAGGCACTGGAGCAGTTGAAGCTGGCGCTCCTACTTCCGTTGGTGGCGCTGTTGGTGGTGCTGCACAAGCTGCTGTTGGTGGACAAAATGTAGGGGAATCTGCTGCTTTATCAGGATTAACCAATTTAACGCAAAGCGCTCTTTCAAATACCCCAAACACTTCAAGCACTAGCCAAAGTAATCAAGCAACTGCTCAAAATTTAGCTACGCAGCTTAACAATGGACAAATTACTTTAAGTCAATACTACAATGCAATGAATGAATTGACTCCTACAACGACTTATGCTCCCACAGCATCAAACGTCAGTAGTGATGTTCCGCAATCATCTGTTACTGTAACAGGAGTTAACTCTGAATCTGGTGGAGCTACTGCAATACCATCATCTGCTGAGTTGCAACCTGACGGAACATATTTAGATTCTGCAACGGGAACTGTATATAAAATTGATCCTACTACTGGTGACGTTACAACAAGCAATTCAAGCAACATAACTTCATCACCAAGCATTGTTGATCCTATTACTGGTAAATCAAATTCATCAAAAAGCGGTTCTGCAACAAACATTGGCACAGGTGGTGGATCTAAAGTATCTGGAACAGGTGGCGGTGGCACAGGATCAGGCGGTGGCACAGAAGATAACGCCTATACACCAGCCCCAGGAATTAGCACTGTTAGTAATCCATTTGGCTTAGGCGGTTTTGGCGGTTCTAGTGGCTCTAGTTCAGCCAGTCCTTTAGCATCTGCATTATTAGGAAGTACACAAGCAGTTAATCCGTCACAAGCTACAGGTTCTCCCGACACATTGGGGTACGGAGAACGGAAAAATGTTTGGAATGAAGCATCATTACGGGGAGCATTAGGAATATAAAATGGCTAAAATTGAAAAAACACTTGGCATTGATTTGCCAGCATTAGCAGAAATGCTACGCTCAAAAGGGCGTGGCAGAGATACGATGCTTGCCCACATTACCCCTAAAGAAGCTGCTCTTTTAAAGCGTAGAGGCGGTAGAGGCAGTATAAACCCTGCTACAGGATTGCCTGAGTTCGATGATGGCTTTGACTTTACTCCTGTAGAGCAAGCGCCTGTTGAACAAGCGCCTGTTGAACAAGCTCCCGCACCAGCTCCCGCTGAAGCTGCTCCTGCACCTACAAGCTCTGATACAGGCGGTGGTAACTTTGGCATTTCTACTGGCGCACCTGCACAAAGCGCAACTCCTAACCTTACTGGCGCTCCTAATGTTGGTCAGACTGCTGATTATTTAAATCAGGCTTACGGTCAATTTACTCCTAGCACTTTTGGTCAATTGCAACCTGGAATAACTACTCCTGTTGGACAACAAATTGCCGATACAACAGGTCCTGCTGGTGCTACTGGTTTAGGCGGTACTTCTGCAAATTCACAAGCCACAATCCCTCAATCTGGATTCTTCGGTAATGTGGTCAATCAATTAACCAATCCGAATACATTGGCTAAATTAGGTTTAGCAGGTGGATTAGGTTTATTTGGTGCTTCACAAGCTCGTAAAGGTGCTGGACAAACTCAAGCTGCTACACAACAGCAACAAACTATTGCAAGTCCTTATCAATCTCAAGGTCAGCAATTGGTTTCTCAAGCACAAGCTGGTCAATTAACTCCTGAAAGCCAACAGGCTTATCAAGCAGCTCAAGCGCAAATTAACCAAGGAATTGCTAATCGTGGCGGTGTAGGAACACAACAAGCAGCTAATCAATTGGCTAATGTGTATCAAACATTGCTTAATAATCAGTACACCTACGGATTGCAAGTCATGCAGATTGGTGACAATATTAGTCTTGGCGCTATCAAATCAGGATTGCAATTGGATCAACAACTTAACACTGCAACCACCAATTTTTATGGTCAATTGGCTAGTATTGTGGGTGGCACTGGCGGTGGCGTTCCTTACACACAACCTAAAGGTTAATGATGGCTGAAACTAACACTCCAGAATTGGCTAATGCCGTTGGTACGGATTTAAAACAATTTCCATTTTTAAAAGCTGAACAAGCAGCCAAAGAAAAAGCCGTTGAATCCAAGATTAAAGCTGAAACAGGTAAAGAAGCTGAAATTCTTAAAGAAAAAGGATTGGCACTAGAGAAAATTGGTGCTGAGGACAAAGCTAAATACGAAGAAAACAAGAGCTTGATGCAACCTGCTCCTGAGTTTAAACCTACCCAAGACAATATGATGGATCTTGGTGGTTTATTTAGCCTTGTAGCGACTATGGGTGTTGCCCTTGGGGGTAGCGGAAAACTATCTTCAATCAATGCTTTAAATGCTATGGGCGGTATGCTCAAAGGCTATCAAGCGGGTCGTAAAGACTTGTTTTCTAAAGAACAAGCTATTTTTGACAAAGAAACGGCTCGCATCAAGGAGGTCAATGACCGATTAACAAAAGATTTAGAGCAATATCAAAAGTTAAGAGTTACTGACAAAGAAGCAGCTTTAATAAAAGCACAAGAAATTGCTACTCAAAACCCTGGTGTAATTGCTCAATTAGTTGAATCAGGTCGTGACGATGTTGCTGCTGAAGTTGCTAAACGCAATAGCGATATGTTGATAAAAATGAAAGAATTGGCAACAAAGCACAGTGTTACTGGAGTTGTGCTTCCTAAAGATAAAGAGGCAATCAAACAATATACTTCTCGATTCCAGATAATTAAAAACATTGATGACATTGAATCTTTAATGCAAGATCCTAAATATCGCCAGTTAATCAATTTATCTACTGGATATATGCCAGATGTATTGCTTAATTTAAGAGAAAATTTCCCTGAGCTTTCTCAAAAACTAGCTCGTATTCAAGCAATGGAGTTTGAAGTTGGTGGTAAAGCACTTACCGCTAGTGAACAAAAGATTCTTGGTCCAATCTATAACTGGCGTGGTTTAACTGCAAAAGCGCTTGAAGAAAGATTAAAAGGCGTAAAAGAAACGCTCAATGATAATCTAGCAATTAGCGAAGAAGTGTATCCAGGGTTTAAACAATTAAGACCAAGACTTGAATCTGTTTATGAAAAAACAGGTCGTGTTGCTGAAGTGCCTCAGGGAGATGGTGAAATTGACATTGATTCTGAGCGCAGCCGTGCCAAAGCAGCAATTGCAAAAGGTGCGCCAGAGGATAAAATTAAAGCTATGTTTAAGGAAAAGACTGGTAAGGATCTGTAATGGATGATTACGAATCACTAATCCCACAAAAAAGTAGCGGTGGATCAGATCCATACGCTGCCCTTATTCCTGAACAAAAAGTAACTGAAAACGAAGGTAAGGCAGCGTTTACATCACCCGCCATGCTTCCTAAAAGGGAAAAGGGATATGTTTCAGGCGTTATTAGCGGATTGACTGGCGAAAAAGGTCCGTCTGTTATGCAACAAACACCTGCTGCAATGCAATTTGAAAAAGGTAAGCAAGTAGGAGAACCTTTAGGTATTGCTGCTGACGTTGCAATGACTGCTTTTCCCGCTTACAAAGCTGGAGAATCTTTATACAAAGGTGGTAAAGCTCTTGCTCAAAATTTACGCCTTGGAAAGACTGCTAAAGAATTAGCCGAAGATTTACGTTTAAGTGGAGAAAAAAGAGCTGGTCAAATTGCCAAAAACACTGGCGAAGAAATGACCGCTGCCGAACAACGTGCTGCTATCGCTGGTAAAGCAGAAGAAAAAGCGCAAACTGGTGGTGAATATGCACTAAAACCATTGCCAGGCGTAGGCGTTGTTGAAGAAGCAGGTAGATTTAAACCAGTAGCTCAAACATTTCAAGAAATTGGAAACAGAGTAAAAGAATCTGCCAACAAGGTCATGGAAACCCTTAAATCCAGACGTGCAGCAAACGCTGAAACAAACAAACAAGCTGCATTTGGTGATGCTTTTCAAAAAGAATCAAAAGGTATTCAGCCTATACATAAATTGGATGCTTCTGGCAAAGCTGTGTTAGATGCTAAGGGTAAACCAGTAGAATCTGATTCTTATAAAGCAGCAGAAAAAGAAATTAAAACAATGATTAGAAACCCAGCAACGGGTTTGACAGACGTTCCTAATCAGCAATCTAGAGATGTTTTAAACAAGTTTTTAAGTGATATTAACCCACGTCAAGTTGATCCTACTACTGGTATTGTTACTGGCAGACCTGCTAGTTTTGAAGGTTTAGAGAACGTCAGACGTAGATTATCAGATAGAGCGTTTGGCTTTCCTGAAACTGGTTTTGATGCCATCAATCAACAACAGGCTGGTAGATTGGCTGAATTAGTAGGAAACATTCAAAAAGAGTTTTCTCCTGGATTTGACAAGTTTTTAAAGCAATATGCCAAAGATTCTGAACCACTAAGAGTATTTCAAAGCAAAGTTGGTAAAGCGCTTACAGACGTGCAATTGCCAGGCAAGGGTGAAAACTTTGCTAGTGTATCTGCACAAGACATTCCTGGCAGAGTGTTTAAATCAAGAGAAAACTTTGACGCTTTAGTTGCTGCTTTTGGCAATGATCGTAAATTGGCTGAATCTGAGGCAAAACGCTATTTTGCAAGCCAATTAGAAGGTAAAGCATCCGCCAAGGAAGTAGAAACATTTATTCGTCAAAACCGATCCATGCTAAAAGAAACTAATTCTTTACCAATGGCTGAAAAGTACGCTATTGATCTTAGAAAGTATGAACAACGTTCTGGAGCAGCAGAAAAAGTAGCAAAAACTGAACAACAAATTGCTAAAGAAAAACGACAGTTAACTGAAAATTATCAAACATTTGAATCTGATCTTGCTGTAGCTGCTAATGACCCTGCCAAGATTACAGCCGTAAGTAACAATATGGCAAAACGTATGCTTGCTCATGGTCAAATAAATCAAGCGCAATACCGTGAATTACAACGTCAAATTGAACAAGTAAGGCTAACGGTAAGGGATGCTAACGAAATGAAAGACAAGATTAAGCTCTTTACGTATAGAGCATTAGGATATGGCGCTGCTGCCACTGTAGGCAGTAGTTTGGCAACTAAGGCTTTTGGACAATAAATGAGCAAAAAAACTAAAGGATTAAACCCCGATCTTGAAGATGCTGTAGCCAAGCTATTGCGTGAAGTAATGGCTGACGAAGGCGCTTCCTTGACTGATAAATGCAAAGTTATTGACCGTATGGTGAATATTGAAAAACTGAAGCAGAAGATTAGTGATGATGAATGGGGTAGCGGATTTATTGCAGTAGATGATGATGAAGGTTAAACTATGTTTTTGTTTAACTTTAAGGGGATATTAAATGGAAGCTGTAGCACTTGTTCGCCTAGCGTTAGAAATCATCTCAGACCGTTTATTAGTGATATTGTCACTCGGTCTGTCGTTTGGTCTAGCGTGTTGGGCAATGTACGACCCACGTTGGGAAAGGCTTGCAACAATGGCTTTTTTCAGCATTTTCAGTTATCTTGTCATTAACACTAAGGACAGGCTGAAAGCTAAAACTGAACTTAACACTGAATAGGAAATAATATGCCAGATAGCATACAAATCATACCGCAGCCAGCACAAACCGATCCCGTTGCCAAATACAGGGTTTCAACACCTCAATCGCTTATTGATACTGACTTTGAATATGGTCAACAATCTACTAAATGGGAACAATTAGCGTTAGAGAACAACCGACAATCTGTTTATTACTTTACCAACAATCCTTTGAATATCAGCAACATAGCTGGTAACGGTACAACAACAATTGTCATTTCTTCCACTTCAAACATTGGTGCTAATCAGCCAATTTTCTTGGAAGAATGTTTAGATCCTAATGCTAACGGATGGTGGTGGACACAATCATCAAATGCTACGGCAATTATTGCTACAACAACTGCTAACACTGCTTCTGGCACTTTATACAACCCTACCGCTACTTACGGATACCAAGGCTATTTTTATACCAATGCTGGTATTGCAGTAGCCCCTTCTAGCACTATTGCCATTATTCTTACTGGTAGTTTAATTGTAGTAAACACCACTTACGCACATGGATTGTCTGTTGGTTCTTTAGTTTATATTACCAATACTACAGGTGTAGCAGGTTTGAATGGACCTTGGGTAGTATCAACCATATCATCAGCAAATCAATTTCAAATTGTATCTACATTAACAGGCACAGTAACAACTGGTACAGCTCAAGGTACTGTTTATGCAAGACCTTCTGGATATGTTGAAACCCGTGCTTACAACGGTTCAGTAAATTTTACTGCGGGTTCTACTGTACCTAACCAGCAAATGATTCGTCAAACAAGACGTTATTTCCGCTATCAGTCTGGTAAAGGAATTCAATTTTCAACTGGTTCAGTGTTAAAACCTAAATTATTGACTACAAGCGTTACTGCAAACGGATCAGTAATTACTGTTGTTACACGTACCCCACACAACTTGACTACCAATGCAACGGTTCAAGTTTCTGGTGCAACATCCAACGTATATAACGGTATTTTTAAGATTCAAAGTATTCCTAACGCCAATACGCTTACTTACACAACTGTAAACAACGTAACTCCTGCAAGCAACGTAGCGGTAACTGCTACAGGATTGCCACCAACTGTTAATCCATATTCTTGGTATGGATCATCTAACAAAATTGGTTTCTTTGATAGCCAAAATGGTATGTTTTTTCAGTTTGATGGACAAACTTTGTATGCGGTTTATCGAAACAGTATTAACCAAATTGGTGGTACTGTAGCCGTCACTCAAGGTAATGCAACTGTTACTGGTACTGGTACGGCATTTACAAGTCAAATCAATCCTGGCGATTTCATTGTTATACGTGGTCAAAGCTATCGTGTAACCAATATTTTTAGCGATACCAGCATCAATATTAACCCTGAGTATCGTGGGGCAAACGTAACCAACGCTTTAGTATCAAAAACAATTGATTTAAAAATTCCTAGTTCGCAATGGTTAGATCCTTGTGACGGAACAGGACCATCTGGTTACACTCTTGATTTAACCAAGAATCAAATGTGGTACATGGATTATTCTTGGTATGGCGCTGGTGTTGTTCGTTGGGGTTTAAGAACCACTAATGGAACAATTAACTACGTTTATCAATTGCAAAGCAACAACATACAATCTGGTGCTTATTTACGTTCTGGTAATTTGCCTAGTCGTTATGAATCTAATGGTCAGGGTCAAGTAACCACTTTGTATTCAAGCATTACCAATACTGCTAACGTCATTCCAATTGTTTCTGCTGTAGGATTTAACCCATTAGGCGGTACAGTTAAAATTACTGGATCTGCTGTAAATGCTGCAATTGAGTATGCAAACTACACAGGTATTATTGCCAATAGCGCTTCAGGATTAGGTTACGATCAATTAACAGGAGTAACACGTGGTGTGACAGGCGGTGCTGCTGCAACAGCGTTTACTGCTGCATATCCATCAACCAATGCTATTCCTCCAGTTTCCGTAGAATACTCTCCACCTGATTCTGTATCAGTGATTTCACATTGGGGATCATCTGTAGTTATGGATGGAGGATTTAATAATGACGTTTCACTGCTGTTTAACTACGGAACAACCTCAAACGTCAGCGTTGCAAACGGTGGTGTAGTACCAATCCTTGCCATTCGTGTAGCTCCATCTGTTGACAATGGAACAACTAGCACATTAGGAAATAAAGAAATTATTAACCGTTTGCAATTGCAATTACAAGAATTGGGAGTAGTTACTTCAGGTACATTCCTTATCCAATTGATTCTTAACGGTGTTTCTACAGGATTTACAGGATCATTTGCTTCACCAACTCAAAACAATACATACACATCATCTATTTGTCAAGTGGCTGCAAACTCCAATGCTACTGCAACCATTACTGGTGGTGAGTCAATTGGTGCTGCTTTTACCAATAGCTCTGGTCAAACTACTTTGGCTTTAAGTTCTATTGCTGGTATTGGTAATGCTATCTTGGGCGGTGGGTTAAACAACAACGTGCCTTCAGGAACAAATGCTGGTCAATTCCCAGATGGTCCAGATATTTTGTATGTAGTAGCAAACAACGTAAGCGGTTCGTCTGCAACCATTTTTGCCCGTTTAAGCTGGCAAGAATCACAAGCATAAGGAAAATCATGAAAGAAGAAAACGGAAAGCGCAACAAAATGTTTACGGCTAAAGAATCAACAGCCGTAAGACCTGAAACTATTAGTGATACCTACGGTCATCACAAACACTATCGTTTGGGAACAATGCCAGCAGGGGGTTTTCAAGCTGTATGGCGCTTTGAAGATAACCAAGACAGCAAGAACAGTTTTAGCTCATTCTCAGGCGGAAAGAAGGTGTACTAATGAAAGGTCATTTAAAACAAGGGCTTAATTTAAAAGCCATTGGTCAGACTATGAACCCAAAGCTCAAGCAAGGCGCACCTGAATCTTTGGCTGTCGCTGCGGGTGTTAAGTCTGCCCGTGATTCTCATAAAACTGAACCATATAAGGAAAAGAAATGAGTTTTACAGACAAAATTGTTGATTTTTTAGATCATGTTGGTAAAGGTATTGGTAGTGAAACTCATACCGTTGCTTGTCAATTTGCTGCTTTCTTAGATAAATTTGAACCTCAAGCACAAGCAGAACAAATTACCCCAGAGCCTATTCCTGAGCCTGTAGTAGCTGCTCCTGAACCAGAACCTGAGCCAACTCCTGAACCAACTCCTGAGCCTACCCCAGAAGTTCCTCCAGAAACTACTATTGAAACTCCTGTAGAGGGTCAGTAATTGGATAGAAAGCCCGTAGCTGCGCTAGTTGTAAGCGCTGCTGCGCTTGTTGGCATTGCTGTCAACGAAGGCTACAAGAGTACCGCTTATCAAGACGTGGTAGGCGTTTATACCGTTGGTTTTGGACAAGCTGACGGTACTAAAAAAGGTGACACTACAAACCCTGTAAGAGCTTTAGTAAAACTACAAAATACAGTAGATCAAACTGCAAAAGAAATGGCTGCCTGTATTCATGTGCCTATTTCACAAGGAGAATATGATGCTTATTTGGATTTTTCCTATAATGTTGGGGTGTCTGCTTTCTGTCATTCAACCCTTAATAAAAAGCTCAATAGCATGGACTATGCAGGGGCTTGCAAAGAGCTTTTAAAATGGGATACAGCAGGGGGTAAAGTAGTAGAAGGGCTTTTGAAACGTAGAACAGAGGAATATGAAAAGTGTTCGAATCAATCCAATTGAAATTGATTGCTTACTTAGTTGCTGTCACTTTGATTTTCACTGCTGGCTGGACCATCAACGGATGGCGTTACGAAAAGAGAATTGCAAACGAGAGGATTGCTCAGGAGAAAGTCATTCAACAGAAAGAGGCTGCGAATCAACTTGCTGCCGATCAAATAAGGAAAGATAAAGATGCTCAAATCAATGCTATTAACGATCAGCTTGCTAATGCTCTTGTGCAGTTGCGCTCCCGCCCCAGTCGTAGTCAATACAGCACCCACGTTGGACAAGACGGCACTGGGAGATCCCTTTCTGCCGAGGATGCAGAATTTCTTATCAGGGAAGCTACCAGAGCAGACAAAATAAGGACTGCACTAGATGCTTGTTACAAACAATATGATGAGGTCAAGTAATGGCTAAAGACACTAATCTATCTGTTGGTCGTGGTGAAAAGTTATCTGTTTCAAGAGGCGGTGGATTGACTGCTAAAGGTAGACGTAAATACAATAGAGCAACAGGTAGCAAACTGAAAGCTCCAACAAAATCAGGTCCTAGGCACAAGTCTTTTTGCGCTAGATCTAAAAGTTGGAAAGGTGAACGAGGTAAAGCAGCTAGAAGAAGGTGGGGTTGTAGATGAAGCCAGGACTTTATGCCAATATCCATAAAAAGAGAGAACGTATCCGTAAAGGATCAGGCGAGAGAATGAGAACGCCTGGTTCAAAAGGCGCTCCCACCGAATCTGCTTTTAGAAAATCTAAAAAGACAGCAAGAAAATCAAGACGTTAAGGCGCAGCTATAAGTTGACCTTCAAAGGCATACGTTCCAACGTGAGCTAATCTTACCCAAGGCGCTGCCCACACTTTACCGCCAATCAAACGCCATTGACGGCAAAAGTGATAGTCCTCAGACAACAAACGATTGGTTTCAGGTTCAATTGAAGTAGTGAAATACTCTGCAATAGCTTCACCTTGTACCATAGTCTTGTTTAGATCCATAACATCATTGGAATAAGACGGAACATGAGGTCTTAATTTATCAAGCACTTCCCGTTTAATCATCATAAATCCTGTACCGCCATTAAAAATCTCTACTGGCTCATTCATAGGTACTGTGACCTCACCAGCGTAGTTGACTAAGTTAACTACAAAGCTACCTGTATGAAATTTAAGTTGATCCTCAGGCACACCCGCATCCATTGCTCGTTTTACGCTATTCCAGTTGATTTCTTTCTTAGGATAAATACCGCAAATAATGTCTTTATCCGCTTGTAGCATAGTCACAATATCTTTTGGATCAAACAAGATGTCTGAATCAATAAACATTAAATGAGTGCAATTGGTCTTTAAAAAAGTCTGTGCTAAAGAGTTTCTTGCACGGGTAATTAAGCTCTCGTTAAACATAAAGCTAAATGACAATTGAACTCCGTTGTCTGCACATATTTTAGTCAATTGCAAAATAGATTGAGTGTAAAAACCAGCACACATACCCCCATACATCGGGGTAGCCACAAATACATTAGGTGGCACACGTTTTTGTTTTTCTTCAAACTGCTTTACGTCAAATTTTTTCTTTTTGGTAGCCATTATTTTTCCTTAAATAAAGTTATCGGTACTAGCGTTTACATAATCGTTAATTAATATGTTCTTGCCATCGTTAGAACATTCGTGCATACAAGTGGTTTTGGCATTGAACTTCTCAAAATACTCTTTGGTTTCTTTGCTAAACCATAGGTCTAGAAAGCGTTTGCCATTGATAGAGCCTATGCAACCAGTGCTATCGTAGGCTTTGTTGTGACACGCATACACATTGAGATCCGCCCCGATGACTGGCACGGTTTGCATGATGTAACATCTTTTATAGCTTCGTACACTAGAATGACTGCTCCCAGGAGTAATGTTATAAGTGCTATTGACACTAAAATTTTCAGAAGTAATAGTTTGGATTTTTGCAAGCTGCTCATTGACTTCATCGGCTATTTCCTTGTGATAATCATAAAAATCAGGCACGTACATCGGGCTGTAACGCACATTCTCAACCCCTGCCTCTTTTAATAATTGACTAAACCCCCATAAATTTTTGTAATTGTTGCGGTGCACAATATAATTTACCCCTAAATCACACGTTTTATCTTTGATGGCTGCAAAATTGTTAATGTTTTTGATAACAGAATCAAAGCTCTTTTCAGGCACGTTCCTAAAACGCTTCATTTCAGCGCCATCGGTGTAGTCCATACTGACCCTTACCCACTTGGCTTTTGACAGCACCTGGGCACGTTCCTTGGCTAAATTTTGACCATTGGTGATGATGGATAGATCTAATTCCAACTCTAATGTTCTACGCATGATTGGCACAATGTCTGGGTGCATCAATGGCTCACCCCCACCAGAGTAAGTGACTGCTTTAGTGCCTATACGGTGCAAGTCATACAAAATTTCCATCATCTTTTCGGTAGGTATGACATCATCCTCTTTCATATCTTCGTGCATACCGCTAATGATGTGTTCTTCTTCTCCTCCGTCTTTCACCCTGAAACCAGTGCTATACACGCAAAAGAAGCATCCATGATTACAAATGTTGATTGGCTTGATACGCACATATAGCGGTGCTAAAACCTCCCCCGCCCCAAAAGATTTCAGTTTTTCTGGAAAATGGAATATCTTGAAATTGCTGTATTTGTTACTTTTCACATTAAATCCTTGTATTCAACAATGATGCAAGATTTATTTCTTGTCATTGCCAGCTTATACGCTGTTTTGGCAAATTCCTCATTTAACACGCTATAAACAGGTATATCGGTCATTTTTTGTAATGCAATAGTAAAGTCTTGCACGTGTGTAGCACCTGTATATAGCGGTTTTGTAATGTTTCCTACAATGCAACGGATAATCACTTTAGGATCAAACTCATCCTTGCTAATCTCTTTGATTTTGTCTAAATGGTTCACTATTGCATCCATTGCGTTCATCAAAAAGTCCATTCTTTCGATAAAAACAACGGGTTTTAGCCCTGTTATCGCCATTCCAATAGCTACGCCCATCATCAAGTTCTCTGCAACAGGCATTTCTAAAATTTGATTGTCTGGCACGTTTTTTAAAGTGCCTAATGCACGACCTTTTTGCAGACCATAGCCTATAAACCGTGTTTTAGGATCTTTTGCAAGCTCAGTATTTGAGCTAGTAATCTGCTCTTTGTAAGTCATTTTTTGTCTTTAAAAATAATGTGTTTTTTAGTGCCGTTGCCAGCATGAGGATAAGTAGCCTTGTATTCATTGCGAATGACGCAAGATGGCATCTCAAATCTAAATTTATTAGGATTGCGTTCACTCAAGTTGGTGTCAACGGATCTGTTGTTATCTTCAATAATGAACATACAAGGCAAATCTTGACCTTCTACAAACATTACCGCTTCGTAAAAGTGACCTTGATCTTCAGCACCATCACCTAAAAAGCAATACACCCAATTATCGCTACCAGCTTCTTTTAATGAATACGCTACACCCGCTGCAATACAACAAGTACTAGCCAAAATGCTTGAAGTAAAAAAATGACGATTCCTGTCGAACACAAACATAGAATCGCCACGCAAAATGCGTTCCATAAGCTCAGATTGGGGTAATCCAGCCAATAAAGCGTGATGATGATTCCGATGAGTGCTGAAAATCCAATCTCCATCTTTCATGTCCTTAAAAAAATCAATTAAGAAATTTTCGTTACCACCAGATAAGTGAATGAGGTAGGGCAGATCACCTTCTTCCCAATGATGAGCAACCTTTTGCTCAAATGCAATCAGTTGCTCTTTAGTGCAGTATTCCATTAATAACGCCCAATAGTTAGCCAAAAGCAATACGCAAAGATAGCAACAAACGCTAACACGCCCATAAACGCCCAAAAACCATCGTAATCAATCGTTGTTGGTCTTTGTATAGCACTTGCATAGTCAGCATCACGAAAAGCCTCTGAAGCGCTTTTATAGGTCTTGCCTAAACCATAATTAAATTTGCTCATTTCTTTTCTTTAATTTCATAATCTATAGGCAATTTGACAACAATTTTTGAACAAATTTCTTCCCATTGAGAATCATTGATCCATTTTGGTTGTTGCAAAAAAGCCAATGGCTTATTTATTTTTCCATCAGAAACAAGAATGGTGTACTGTTTGGAAAGTCCAGCAATAGGTCTAACAACGCTAAAGTTTTTAACTTTCATTTGCTTTATCCTACTAACTTGTAAAGTTTGTATTTTTTGGATGGATGCCACTTATCCAAAATGAGATAACCTTGTCTTTTGAGTTCACCAACTCTGGTAGATAACTTCATCGTGCCAGCTTCTTTCAAAGCATCAATTGGTGATTTCCAACCTTTTCTAAGGCATTTGATAATTTCTTGCTTTTGACTTAATTCCATTTAATATCCCCTTAAATAGTGCCAGCTTGCCCAAGTAGTTGGCTGGCGCAACCCCTAACTACCTACCTAATTAACGGCAGATTCCCCTTGAGCTGGTGATTGATCCATTACATCTAACATGACCACGCAACCACCGCCCTTTTTTGTAGCGCCTCTTGTAATTGACACTCGTTGCACCTGGCAATCATCGTCAAATACTCCCGCATCCTGTAACGCATCCAATATGGGTTTGATGCAATTATCAATATCCATCAATTTTTTAGATCTTGGATGTAAAACAATTTCAACCCACATGGGAGCATCCCCAAACTTAGGAATACGCCACTCCACTACATAATCTGCAACAAACGCCTTAAAATCCCTACCTCGTTGACTGATAAACCTACGATGCCCACTAGCTATCCAATAATTATTGATTGATGGCGGGTAAGGTAGGTTCATGTAAATCATCAGCAGTTAATCGGTCTAAAAGGTCCTTCTGTGTTGGTATCCCAACAACAAATGCCACCAGAGTTATCTCTTTCGCATTTAGTTGCTGCATAAGACAAAGAAAATACCATAACCAAAATGAGAGTGAGTAATGTTTTCATCAGAAGGGCACTTCCCCGTCATTGACCCGACCTACTTCTTTTGGATAAGTACCGCCATCAGGCTTCCAGTTATCCTCAGACAAACTAATTAAGCTACCTTTAGGGGTTTGCTTAGTCCATCCCGCAATCTTCAGTGTTTGCCCCGCCTTATAGTCCTCAGAAAGCAATAACGTGCCTTTCCAATCAGGTGAGCGTTCATGTTTCTTTTCGTTTTGAAATAAAACGCCTTTGCCCATTTGGGCGATATGTCCATTAGCCATTATTAATTTCCTTTCTAATTGCTTGGAGTTTTGATAAGAACTTCGCTGTTGTATTGCCATCAAATGTTTTTGTATATGCTTCATTGACTTCCCTAAACGCTTTTATCTTGGCAAACTTCTCCTCTGCCGTGAACTTTGTAGATTCATGGATCTTGGCATGGATCTCTGCAAACCCTTCAATCCAGTCATTTTGGCAAACATAACGAGCGTATGGCTCATCTTGCCCTGGCACAAACATAGGCAAAGCCATATCAGGAATATCATCAGGAATAGCGGATAGATCAACAACATTAGGGATGACTGATCCCATTTCTTTTATTTCTCTAGGCTTGGAGGTCTGGCTCTCAAAGTTTTCGACTTCATCGGGTGAGTAGAAGCCCGTAACAGATCCTGGGAAAACTGATCTAATCCCCTCTGAAATACAACGGCTTCTAAGCATCGCTCTTGGGAATTTTTGCCATCCACTCCCAGGCTTAACAAGACCGATTTTGGTAGCTTGTCCGATAGTCCATGTAACCGCAAGGTT